TTTTTTAATTTTATATTTTTTAAAGATATCATGAAATACTAATTCATGTGGTAATCCATTACAGGAATTTTTTGCGATATCAATATATAAGTCAAAACTATCAGATTTATTAATATAAATATTTTTATTATTAATATCCGTTACAATTAAATTTAAAAATAAATATAATAATTTATTATCATCGTTATTTTTAAATTTTAAATCTTTATCTAATTCTTCTAATATTGTAGTAGATAATCTACACATATCAAAACTATAATTTGGTTTAATATTTTTTTCATTTTTATTTTTGTTATATAATGGAACAGATGGAAGAGGATAATTATATTGTCCATCAGCCTCGCCATATTTTGAAAATACATCATTAAAAAAAACTTTATTTTTAAATTCAAAAATACATCTACCAAAATCAATTATTTTAAAAATATATCCATATGTTGGAATTTTAAAATAACAATTATTATATTTATAATACAAATATTTTTTACTTGTTTTTTCATACATAATATTATTTATATGTAAATCATTATGTGTAAATTTATAATATTTTTGAAGATATAATAAAGCAAATATTATTTGAAATAAACAACTAATAAGTAATTCAGTATTAATATCATTCTTTAAAAAATCTTCAAGTGTTCCATCTAATTTTTCAATAAATAAATATTGAACAGGGAAAGTATTAAATTCACATATAAATTCATCTTCATCACTATAATCTGATAAAGATGAATTAGATGATAAACTATTTACATCATCATCATCGCTTGAATTGGAAACATATAAATTAATATTAAATAATTTACCCATATATTTATCAAACCATTTTTCTGAATGATATTCGTGATATTCCTCAGTAATATCAAGTTTATAATCATTTTTAGTACCATTTACAGAACCATAAAATATAGCAAATGAAGGTGAAATATTATTAATAGTTAATTCACTTACAATATATGAAAAAAAAGTATCAATATAACTACTATTATTCATATTATTAATTTTAGATTGTGTATTATTAATATAATTATTAGGCAATAATTTATTATTTTTATTAGTATTATAATTATTCATCATATAATGCATTGGATCTAATAATGGAATACATTTTGTAAAAATTTCTTTAGAGTATTTTATATCTTTTAATGAATCATATATATTACAATTCATAATTGTATTTGAATTAAAATATTTAGAATCAATACAGTCATTAAATTCTAATAAATAATATCTCCTGTCAATATCAATTAATTTATTAGCATTTTTTGTATTATGTATATAAAAATATAAAGATAGTATTGGAAAATATATTTGAGGATCTTTGATATTTAAGTATTCTTTACAAGTATTCATAAATAATTTATTACTTGTTTTATTCCACTTATAGTATTTAATATTATCCATTACAATATTCAAATAATATTTTATATTTTTATATTTTAAACGTTTAACATTCGTAAAATATAAAATAACTATTAATATATATATATTAATGGAAATACAATTAAAGAAATTTAATATGAAAGAAATTACTCACGATAAAGTAGTTGTATTAATTGGTAAAAGAGATACAGGTAAATCTTTTTTGTGTAAAGATTTACTATTTCATCACAGAGATTTACCAGTTGGACAAGTTATATCAGGAACAGAAGCAGCAAATCAATTTTATTCAACAATTGTTCCAAAAATTTTTATTCATGGTGAATATAAATCAGAAATTGTAACAAATTTTCTTAAAAGGCAAAAATTAATGATAGAAAATATAAATGCTGGTAAAAAAATAGATCCGAGAGCATTTTTAATATTAGATGATTGTTTATATGATAATAGTTGGGTTAAACATAAAGATGTTAGGTCATTATTTATGAATGGTCGTCATTATAAAATATTATTTATTATAACTATGCAATTTGCTTTAGGTATTCCGCCAAATTTAAGAACAAATATTGATTATATATTTATTTTAAGAGAAAATTATGTTTCCAATAGAAAGAGATTATATGAACATTATGCTGGTATGTTTCCAACATTTGAGATGTTCTGTCAAGTTATGGATCAATGTACTGAAAATTATGAATGTTTAGTTATTAATAATAATGCCAAAAGTAATCAATTAGTAGATCAAGTGTTTTGGTATAAAGCAGATTCGCATCCAGATTTTAAAATCGGAGCACCAGCAACATGGGAATTTTCTGATAAAAACTACAGAGAAAATTCTAAAGATTCAACACAAGAAACATTAGCAGCAGCGGCAGGTGGCCGAAGAAATAAAGATAGATATAGTGTAGTTAAAAATATGTAATCTAGTTAGTAGCATTATTAATTTCTTGTTCCATTTTACTTTTTTCTATAGCATTAAATTGTGATATATATACTGGATTACTCGGATCACTTATATCCTCAACTACAAATGTCGGAAATCCTTTTACTTTACCTTTATATTTAGCCATTTCTTCTTTATTAGTATCTTCAATATCCCTTAGTTCAACATTATTAAAATTGTTATTTGATACTAATTTATCCCATTCAGGTTTAGCTTTCTTACAATATCCACACCATTTAGCATGAACAAGTGTTACCCGATAATTTTTCCCATTATTATTTCCATTATTTCTGGTATTATTTCTATTATTATTTCCTCCATTATTTCTGGTATTATTTCTAGTATTATTTCCATTATTTCTGGTATTAATTCTATTATTATTTCCTCCATTATTTACTACATTATTTCCTCCATTATTTCTATTATTATTTCCATTATTTCCACCATTATTTCCATTATTATTTCCATTAACAGGTGCTGCTTGATCAATAATACCTGTAGCAGATGCTCCATTATTATTAGTTGGAACACCAATGTTGGCGGAATTCATGCTATTGATATTATCTAAATTATTTGCGATAACATTTACATTTAGATTATTTTCTAAAGCATAAATATTATTATTATTAGTATTTACTGGTGCCATTTGAACAGCATTATTAGATGTAGATTGAAGTTCAGCTAATGAAGTATTTAGAGAATTTACTTGCATTTGATTTGGGTCAGTTGATACTGCTATATCTAATGGAGAACCAACAGATGAAGAAACACCAACAACATTACCCGGAGACCCGGTTAAATTATTATTACCATTAGATACTGGTGCTAAATCTCCACCAATATTTACATTTCGGGAATTAGTAGAATTGTTTCTATTGTTATTATTTACTCTATTAACATTGTTGTTCACATTATTATTTACTCTATTAACATTGTTTTTCACATTGTTATTTACTCTATTAACATTGTTGTTAACATTGTTATTTGATGGATGTGTATCTCCTTCCATTAAACTACCATCTGGCATTCTATGCATTCCAGAAGGAACATTATTGTTATTGTTATTGTTATTGTTATTTACTCTATTAACATTTGCTGGTTGAGTGTTCATACCGATATTTTCATTAGATGCTTCAAATCCCTCTCTATTGTTATACATCAATAAAACAAAAAATAACATACCAACAACTACAGCACCCCCAATTAATTTTTGCCTTTTATTCATTTTAGAAAACATTTTTTTATAATATAACTTATATTTTATTTACAGGAATATATTCTTATATTATGAATAAATCTTCCAATTTCCAATATTCAAAACTATTTCCAACATTTCTTTTAATTATAAATGGTATTTTTTTTAATTTTAGTTCTTCAATTACCATATCATAAATTGAATCATATTTTTCCGGATTTTCAATAAATACATCTGCTCCACCATTAATTAATTGCATTCTTTCAAATATTACTTTAGTTTTTTCATATTTTGATAATATCTTAGATGAATTATTATTCTTTACATCATATTTTTCATAAAAATAATTACTATCTTCATCACCAATTAAAACATCACTATTAAATTCAACATCTTCATATATAATTGTTTCTTCATCGCTCATATTATTTAATATATATATTATATAATATAGTTTTAATTAATTTCAAATTATTAATAATTAATTATTTCGCCATTTTTGACCACAATAATTACAAGAATACATATATAACATTTCATCTTTATTATATTTAATATATGCTATATCACACGGTAAGCCTTCTACAATAGATTTACATTCTGGATTAATACATTTAATATTTGGATTATCATAAATTGTTGGTAATGTAATATCACTAACCAAATGTTGATTTGTATTTAATACTTTACTTAAATCTAAATCATACTCTGTTTTATAAATAAATTTTTTATCTTTTTGTTCTTCTTTAAAACCACAAACTTTACATCCATTATAAATTTGATGTGTTTCTGGATCGGCATAAGTCCACATAAAATTATCACAATTTTCGCAAATATTTTTATTCATTTTATATTAATATATTATTATATTGTTTTTAATTATATTTAATTATCAAATTTTTCCAAATACTTTTGATTTAAAATTTTATAATTAATTTGATGATAAATATTATATACATTTAATTTTATATCTAATACAAGGTCTTTATCTTTCATTTTATTATACAGATCTGTTTTGTTTTTAGAAAAATTTTCTTGAAGTATTAGTTTAAAAATACTAAATGAATCTGGTAATATTAATAGTTGATCAATAATTAATGAATTCATGGAATTGTATTTAATTAATTCATTATATTGATTATTTAAATCTATATTTTTCTGATTGCCAGTTAATATGTTTTCAAATCCAGGTTCGTGTAATAATGGATTACTATCAAGTAAAGATTGAATTGTTACTAATACATTTGTTATATCCATTGCACATGTCCAAGAAGGTCCAGCCCAAGTTCCCAGAATTGATAAACATACTTTACCATTAACATATATATTAGGATGAATTCTAACATTATTTTGAGCTATATATTTAAAATTTGGGGGTGAATAAGGATAATTGCTTGGAAATGTAATTTCAAAGAATAAAAAAGCATTTTCATATAATGTATCTTTTGGTCCAATAATTAATGCTTTTGCATTTAGTATATTAAATTCATCAAATATTATATATATACCATGAGATTCTAATGGATTTTCATTTAATCTTTTTATATCAATATTAATAATTCGTTTAATTGCTGCTTTCATTATATATTTTTTTTTGTAATATATATATTCTTAATTTATTTTTTAAATAAAATAAAATTGTTTATCTTAAAGAAGGGGGTATAAAATTAGGAGAAATTTGTTGTTTAATGTTGAATAATTCAGTTCTCACACCATAGTCAGTATCGCACAATATATTACCATTATTATTAATTCCTGCATAATTATAAGGATAACATATATCACCATATGGTTCAGGTTTATCGGTTTCAATATCTAATATCCCATTATTAATTATTTTAACATAATTAGAATCATTTACATCATATAAATATCCTTGATTATTTCTAAAAAATTTAAATTCTTGTTCAACATCAGTATTAATTACAAAATCATTTACAGTTGGTGTTGGCTCCATTCCAGTATTTAAATTTACAACAAATCCTTCTAAATTATTAACAATATCATTATTATTTTTTAAATTATTCATATTAATATTATTTAATTGTCTAATATTTCTATTATCATTGAAATCATTATCAAAAGCATCAATTGAATCATTCTCTAACGATAATAAATTAATATTACAATTATCGGGACATTTATAATCTATATCATTTATACATCTATTTAACATTGAATATGCATTATCTTTCATAGGATTTAAATAATTACAAAGATGAAATTGTTCAATATTTCTAGTATTATCCATTTATATATATTATCTATATAATTATATTAATTAAATTTTGATAAAATACCATATATAATTATAGAAAATATAAATAAAAACAAAGCATATATTTTATCTTTATAAAAAGGCAAGTTATCATTATTATTATCATCAATGTAATTGAATAAATATACATACCAAATAACACTAAATATAATAAAACCTAAAACTACCATTGACATTTTATTAAAAACACCTGTATATTCATGATTTCTATGACTTAATATATTTAATGGACCAACGTTTACTCTATTTGGACCTTGAACAAAACTCATTATATATATATATTTTTTTTTTATTCTAATTTTTTAAATGATACTCTATATATTGTTGGTATACCATTATTTGTTTCAGAATGAATTTGATAATAAAAATCATTTAATATTGTTTTATCATTTATCAATAATTGATTTCTAAATACATCAGGTTTTTTAACAAAGTTATTTTGCGAATAAACATTTACAATACATTTAAATCCAAAAGAATTAAAATATTTTTTTACTTTCTTCAAGTTATCTTCAGTTAGTTCATTTGGATCAAC